GCACGCTGGCCGAGACCGGGCTGGCCCCGCTCTACAAGGGCCTCCTGAAGATGCTGGCGCGCCAGCAGGACCGTCCCAACGTCATTCGTATCCGCCAGCAGTGGATACCCATCGACCCGCGCGCGCTCGCCACCCAGTGGGAGACGGCGGTCAATGTCGGTGGCAAGGGCATGCCCCAGGAACGGCTCCAGATGCTCAGCGCCATCGCCCAAAAGCAGGAGCAACTGATCCAGCAAGGCGGGCTCGCCAACCCCCTCGCCGGCCTGCCGGAGTATCGCAACACCCTCGCCCGCATGCTGGAGACGGTGAACATCGCCGATATCAGCTCCTACTTCAAAGCCCTGCCGCCCGACTTCGCCCCACCTCCCACCCCGCCGCCGCCGCCCAATACCGACCTCATCCTCGCCGACGTGCAGAACAAGAAGACCAACGCCGACATCGAGAACACCCGGGCGGACCAGCAGACCAAACGCGCTTCCTTGCTCCTCGAGGATGATCGCGAGCGGGACAAATCCGCCCTCGATGCCTGGGTGAAGGCGTGGGTGGCGGGGGCGACCTCCAACCTCGTCGTCCCCTCCCTCGACGAGTTCAAAGCGGCCATGAAGTCCAACGCCCCGGCGGTCGGACTGCTGTCCGATCTCCCCTCACCCTCCAGCCCCAAACCCCCGGCGGTCGGCGCGCCTCCTCCCCAACAGAAGCCCCCCGGCCCCCAGGGCATGCCGATGATGCCTCCTGGTCCTCCCCGCCCGCCCATGGCGCCTCCACCCCAACAGCGCCCTCTCGCTCCACCTCCAGGCCCCATCCCCCCGGCGGCGGCCGCCAACATCCGCGAATCCCTCGCCACCGGCCGGATGCCAACGGCCTACGGCCAGCTGACCCAGCGCGCTTCTCAGTTCCCGCTCAATGGTCCCGGCGGCCCGCCCCTGCCCTCTCCGGGAGGTCCTGGTGGGGTTTAACGCGCCATCCGGTCGAATGCGCGGCTGCCGCGGCTGCGATACCGGTCGCGTCGGGGTTGAATCGCTTTACCCGTATTGTCTCCAGTGCCTGCGGCGCCAGCGGCTCGCGATAGTGGTCAAATGCAGCCCCGTCATACGGCGCCTCCAGTCCGAGGGTATTCCCGTCGATACTCTTCTTCGTGTGTGGGATGACGGGCCAAACGGTCATGGGAGTCCCCAATGAACCTCATCCTCCTCATCATCATCTTGCTGCTGCTCTTCGGTGGTCTCGGCGGCGGGTATTACGCCCACAACATCTACGGCGGCTGGTATGGCCCCGGTATCGGCATCGGCGCGATCCTGCTGATCATCCTGCTGTTCATCCTGCTGCGTGGTTACTGAACAATGCCGCTCAGCGCCGAACGCCTCATCCAGTGCGAGGCGGCGAAACGCTTCATCGCCGATCCGCACTTCAATGCCCTGCTGGACCGCATGGCCAGTGAGGCGACCAAAAACGCGGTCTTCCTCGAGGACGCCTCCAACCGCGAGGCCGCCCGCCAACTGGTCCTGGCGCTGCGCCGGATCTGGCAAGAGTTGGAAGCCGACGCCGAGGCCCCCGAGGCGGACGCCGCCGCGGCCCTTCATTCCCAGAGCATGGAGTAACCCATGGCGTCTTTACTCGACGAGGTACTGGGGCAATCAGGATGGGACACCACCCCTCTGCTTCAACCGCCCGACGAGCGGCCGCCGTCCCTCCAGCCGGACCCCCGTGTCGATGCCCTCGGCCAGACTTACCAGGACATCACCGATTACATGGCCCAACAGCACCAAAAGGGGGTCGATGAAGGCTACTGGACCGGCGGCGGCCTGCTGGAAGGTGGCCATCCGACACTGAAGGCGTTCAATTCCGCCGCCGATGAATACGCCCAGGGCCTTCTCCTCGGGACCACGTCATCAGGGGGTAAATACCTGAAGGCGTATCACGGCTCACCGCACAAGTTCGATGCGTTCGATGATAAGGCGATCGGCACGGGCGAGGGCGCGCAGGCGTATGGGTATGGGCATTATCTCGCCGAGAACGAAGGCATCGCGCAGAGTTATCGTAAGAAACTGTCCGGTCCTCGTTCCGACTATACGATCGCGCCGGAGTTCAAAGCAGCCCTGAACGCCGAGGACTACCTCGGCTTCGACACGCCAGGGCAGGCCGTCGCCGCGATGCGGGCGCACCCGGACTGGGCGAAGCGATGGGATGTCCAGAACCCAGGCGCCCTCAAGGCGGGCCTGGAGGCCCACGACGCGGCGAAGTATGACGGCCAGGGCCACATGTATGAGGTCCAGGTCAACGCCGATCCCGAGAAGTTCCTGCACTGGGACAAGCCGCTGAGCGAGCAGCACCCGGATGTTCAGAAGTTCTTCCGTGACCAGGGCTTCAGTGACCTTCGAATGCGAAACCCAGGATCGACCGCTTACGGCGCGCTGTCTCTCGACAAGAACATGAAGATGACGAAAGCCGCCGACGTTTCAGCCGCGATGCGCGAGGCGGGGATACCCGGCATCCGCTACCTCGACGCGGGCAGCCGACAGCTTCCGCATCAAATCGCGCAATCGAAACAGGCTATCGTCGAGAAGCAAAACCAGATCGCGGAAATACAGGCGGACATCGATCGCAATCCGAATAATATGTCGCCTGCTTTTTACAGCAGGCGTCGCGCGGAAATCGCCGATCACCAGAAGACAATCGACCGGATCAACGAACAAATGAACGAAGGCACGCACAACGCCGTCGTCTTCGATCCCGCCACCATGGAAATCATCAGACGCTACGGCCTCGCCGGCCTGATGCTGGGCGGCGGCGGTCTCCTCTCACCCGATAAGCAAGAGCAATAGCCATGAGCGAATCAACTTCCACCCCCACCCCCGCCTCCGCCCCAACTTCTTCTTCCACTCCGGCCTCCACACCAGCCCCCAACGCCGCCCCAGCCGCCCCCTCGACTGACCCCGGTGTATCGCCGCCGGCGAATGACCGCCCGCCGATCTCCGTCTCCGAGGCGGCGCGCCTGCTGTCGCGCCAGCGGCGCGAGACAGCACCCCCTCCGCCACCAGCCACGGCCCCCGAAAGGCGTCCACCGGCGGCGGAACTGGCGAAAACACCACCTCCGACGCCCCAAACCACGCCAACACCGGCCCCCTCGCCACTCAGCGCGATGGAAAAGGCCCTCGGCGTGCCTCCAGCGGCTCCTCCGTCGCAAGAGTCCGTGCCCTCAGCCCCTCCAACGCCCCAAAACGCCCTTTCCACTCTCGAAATTGACGGCCGTCACTACTCATCCGCCGAATTACGCGAGGCGGTGCTGAAATCGACCGATTACACCCGGAAAACCCAGGAACTGGCGCAAGGCAGGCAACAACTGGAGGCACAGCAACGGGCGCTGGCTGAAGTCCTCCCTCATATCCAGCCGGAACTGATGCGGCTTCAGGAAATGGTCCAGAATCCGCCCCAACCGCCTGATCCCTCCCTGATCGAGACCAATCAGCAGCAGTATCTGCGCGAGCGCGCCGCCTATGAGCACGCCCTGGCCGAGCAGCAGCGGCTGTTCAGTCTCAATAACCTCCAGGGCCAGGCCCAGCAGCGGGCGCTGGAGCAGCAGGTCGCCGTCGCCAATGAACAACTGGCGAAGGAGCTGCCGTTTTGGGCCGATCCCCAACAGCGGCTGGAGGCGCAGCAGCAGATCGTCGAATGGGCCACGTCCAAGGGTGGTTTCAGTCGTGACGAACTACGTGGTCTCTCCAGTCCGCATCATCTCAAGACCATGATGAAGGCGGCGATGTTCGATCGTTGGGTGGAGGGCGCGAAAACCTCCGCGCCACCGTCATCCTCTGTCCCCGCGCGTGGCGTGGCCCCGCCGCCCGCGCCCTCGGAGCGCGTCGCCGCCGCCACCGAGGCGTTCCAGGCCCGCCCCGATGCCCGTAGCGGCGCGGCCCTGATCGCGGCGCGCCGGGCGGCGATGAACGGTGGTGCGCGTTAACCCTGGACAGACAGCCAAACGTGTCTCAATAATCACCCCGTCGCCCCATGGAGTGTCATCAGGCACCAACCAACCGGCGGGACGTGCCGTCGCCAATGACTGATCACGCGCCGCGAGGAGTGCTCCGCACCAACCTCGCCTAAGCCGGATCGATCCACCGCGAAACCAATCCCATCATCGGTTTCACCGCGCGAGCGGCTCCACGTGGAGCGCCGCGCCAGCGTTGGAGACATGCGACATGGCCCTTGGAACAATGGGTGCGGCGCCGGCGAACACGTATTTAGAGCCGGCCGCCATTGGAGTTAAGGAAGATCTCCGTGATGTGATCTTCCAGATCGACCCCGACGAGACACCGCTTGTTTCCGCTATTCCCAGTGTGGAAGCGAAACAAATCCTCACCGAATGGGTTGTTCAGGAGCTTGGGGTCGTGGCGGATAACGCCCAGCCCGAGGGTTTCACCGCGTCCATGCAGGCGGTGACGAAACCCGTCCGCATGAACAACATCGCCCAGATCCTCGTCCGCACGGTCGGCGTGTCCAACACGTTGCGGTCGGTCGATATGGTCGGCGGCGAGGACGAATATGACAGGCAACTGATCCTGCGCGGGATGGAAGTGAAGCGCGACCTGGAGTTCGCCATCACGTCGCCGCTGGTCCGCACCATCACCGATCCGCGTCACATGAGCGGCCTGCCCTGTTACTGCGCCAATGGCTCACGCGGCACCGGCGCGGGCGTGATGCCGGTCGGCGATGGGTCCAACGCGGGCACGCCAGGCACCAAGCGCGACCTCACGCTGGCGATGCTCGACGCCGCCGTGCAGCAGGCGTGGCAGGCCGGCGGCAAGCCAACGCTCGGCATCATGTCGGGCAACATCAAGGCGTATTTCGCCACGCTGTCCCAGGGCGGCACGGGCAACGCGGTCGTCGCCCAGAACATCCAGAACGTCACGTCATCGCAAGAAGTGACCATCATGGGCGCGGTCGATGTCTACCGGACGAACTTCGGAACGATTCAACTGGCGCCTGATCGTTTCTGCCCCGCCAACCAGATCCTGCTGGTCTCCACCGACTATGTCGAACTGGCGCCGCTGCCGGGTCGTGACGTAATCGAACTGGACTTCGCCAAGACGGGTGACAACACACAAGGCGCCGTTTTGTTCGAGGGATCTCTTCGTCCGACCGCTCCGAAGGCACACGCATGGATTGCAGACCTTAATCAATAGCTCAACCTTAGATAGTTAACCCTCTTCTCGGTGAAAGTCTCCATGCATTTTCCTGGCGGCGCTTTGGTATGCATCGGAGGCTTCACTGATTGTGTGGAAGGTCCCGAGTTGGTGAACAATCCCGTCGATTGTGATCCGTGCGTGGTAGCTACGGCCGTTGGGACCTACCGTGATCCCCCTGGCGCCGGTGGCGCTATGTGTACGCGCTCTCCGGTTGAAAGTTTGTTGCTGGCGAGTAGCCAGTCTCAAATTGTCGATACGATTGTTGAGGGGGCTTCCGTCGATATGGTCGATCTCGCTCGGTGCGGGGTCTTCGTCATAAGTCATCAACCATGCGATACGATGAGCCAGAACAGCTTTATCGTTCAGGGTAAGCATCCAGTAAACTTCCCCTCTTTTAACAACGTGGCGCCATCCGGCGATCTTCCTCGCGTATCGGGCGTTCCAGGTGCCCCAGCCCCTGTTGCTCACGAAATGCGATCGGGGCCGCTCACGCCACGTGAAGACGCCGGTGTCGGGATCGTAATCCAGGCACTCGCGAATAAAGTTAATATCGGGCAGTTTATTGATAGCCATCACGGCCTCCAGCAAGGTCTGTGGTCAGGAATGTCGCCGGCTTCCAACAGCCGGCGGCGTTCCGTTTCTACCATGGAACACGCCCATGGGTAACCTGCTTTACGAAAGTCACGACCCTGTCACGCTCCGCCACACCGAGGTGGAGCGGGAGGACGGCGGACTGTTGTTCGTCCACTCTCAGGATACCAAGGCGATCACCGAGAGCGCCAAGACGATCGCATCGAACTTCGACCCCCACGTCAGGCGCGATACCGTCCACGTCGCCCGCATCCCGCTGGTGATCTGGAACCACCTGAAGAAACTGGGGATTACCAACGACGAGAAGGCGCTGAACGCCTGGTTGAACGACCCGGACAACAGCGTCTTCCGAACCGATGATCGGAGCACCCTCTGAAATGGCCAGCGGAACCTCGACCACCACACCACCCCCGGCGCCGATGCGGCGCACACCGGGGATCGGCCCCGATGCTGTTCCCAACATGAACCGCGGCAGCATCATGCCGCCCGGCAGCACGGCGGGCGTCGGCACGGTGCCGCTCGCCGGCATCGGGATGCTGCCCGGCACCGAGGACGGCATGACCGAGATCAAACCCCTCGGCCCGTTGAAACCCGTTCTGGTGGACGGCTTCGACCGCTCCCTCCTCGGCAAGCTCTATCCCGACGCCGATGACCCCGTGGCCGCCGCCATGGAAGCGGCGGAGGAGCGGATCAGGGTGGGGACGATCGCCGAGGAGTCTCTCCACCAGCCTTTCCACACCGCCGATGGCGTCCAGTCCCCCGGCAATCCGGTGTTCGATCCGACCCCGCCCGCGGACGCGACCGCGCGCGGCACGGGCCAACATCGCCCGGCCCCTGGCGAGAACGACCCGCCGGTCGCCACCGGCCTGCATCCCGCTCCGCAACAGTCTACCTCGACCACACCACCCCGGACGGCCGTCACCGACGACGATGACGACAAGGACGACGATAAGAAAGCCAACAAGAAGAACGACAAGAAGTAGGTGGCCTCTTATCAGCAGCTCCAGGATGATGTTCAGAACTGGTTGAATCGCAGGGATTTAACCAGCCTGATCCCTGGCTGGGTGCTGATGGTCGAGACCGAGATCGCCGAGACCCTGCGCGCCCGATGTCAGATCACATCGGGCACGCAGCCGATCGACAGCGCCTATATCTCGCTGCCGGCCGACTTCGCCACCATGGCGTCGATCCGTGACGCCACGTCGGGCGAGATGTTGCGGCTCAAGGATGCCTGGAGCGGACACTGGGTGGGGCGACAGTCCAGTGCGTGGCAAGAGGGCGCCGTCGTCGGCGCGGTCGGTCAGGTCTGCACATCCTACCGGCTGACGGGAGACTGCATCGAGTTTCTCCCCCATCCGATCCTTCCCGATCCACCCGACCCCGCCTGGCTGCCGCAGGTCGTCATCATGGAGTGGTATGCGAAGCCAAAGCCGCTCCTCCTCCCGTCCGACACCAACCCGGTCCTGGAGCAGCTCTACGCGGTCTACCTCTGGGGTGTGATCAAACACGGCGCGCTGTTCGAGCTGGATGACGATCGCGCGGCCCAGGCCGACGCCCAGTTTCAGCAGGTGGTGACCAGGGCAAACCTTTGGAAACAGCAGAGTGACCTTTCCGGTGCTCCGCTCAGGTCTGAGCTGGTATCCTTCTGATGTCCTTCGTCGTTCATCGCGTCTCTAAAAGCGCCGCGCGCTACACCGACGCGGGCGGGCGGGAGAAATGCGGCTACTGTCGCTTCTTCGTCGCCCCTCGTTCCTGCGGCAAGGTCATCGGCCCGGTCAGTCCCCAGGGCTGGTGTAAGTATTTCTCCCGTCAGGTGGCACAACAGTATGGCGGCGGCATCTCAGCCGGCGGGCCGTCCCCGCCCCCCGGCATGACGCTCGATCTCAACTTCATGTCATCGGGCAACATGCCGGCCGGCGTCACGTTCAGCCGCGCCTCGCCCGCGTCATATCAGGACGCATCCGGTCTGATCCAGACAGCCGCGGTTAATCAACCGCGCTGGGATTACGTAGGCGGATCGTTACGCGGGCTGCTGATCGAGGACGCGAGCACGAACCTGATTTTACAAAGCGGCGATATGTCGAACGCCGCGTGGGTGAAGGGCGGCAGCGCGCCAACAGTAACCGGCAACAACACGACCGCGCCGGATGGAACGACAACGGCGTCTCGTGTCGCGTTCGTCGCGGTGCCGTCCGCGCCTAATTTCAGCACGATATCGCAGGCGTTCACGGCGACGGCGGCTCCTTATACGATCAGCGTTTGGCTGAAGGGCACTGTCGGCGGCGAACTGGCTTACTTCTCCGTCACGCCTGACGGGGTGCTGTATTACAAGACGGCGGCCACGCTGACGGCGGCGTGGCAACGATTCACGTTGACGACGCCAAACCTGACCGCCGTGCCATGGTATTTCGGCATCGGGACAGACAGACGCGACGCGACGCAGGCCGCGACGCCTGCTTATACGGCGTTTGTCTGGGGCGCCGAGGCCAAAGCTGGTGCGTTGACCAGCTATATTCCGACGACATCCGCCGCCGTGGCGCGGGCGGCCGATTTGGTTTCGATGTCTTTCATACCCGCCGTGTCGGGGACTTACGCGGTCCGCTTTGTCCCGGCGGGCGCCGCCGCCTCGCTTCCGGTCATCGTCAGTGGCAACGCTGGTTCTCCGGTCATGTCCATCGGCGCCGACAGTCGTCTCGTGGCCTCGATCAAAGGCGGCGCCTCGGTGTTCTCCGGTGTCGCGCCCGCGATGACGTTCAACGCCGTCAACAAAGCGGCGTTCGGTTGGCTCACGGGTGCGAGCAAAGCCGCTGTCAATGGCGCGCTGCTCGGCGCCAACGCGGTGGCGCTGACGGTGGCCGGCACGACCATCCAACTCGGATCGGACGGTGTGACGCCGGGTAATAACGCGATCAACGGCGCGCTACAGATTGTTCAGGGTTGGCCGCGTCAGTTGTCTGATGCTGAACTACAGCAGGTGACGACATGACATATCCCTGGGCGATCGGCGACGCGCTGCTCGCCTCCGACCTGAACGCCGCCATCGCCAACGCGGGCGGGCAGGCGAACACGTTCAACGTCCTTTCTCATGGCGTGATGATGGACGGCGTCACGGACGACTACGCCGCGCTGCAGGCTGTCGCCACACTAGGCGGCGCCGGTTCGGTGCTATACTTCCCGCCATCACCCACGAAATTGTTGCTGTCTCGTTCAGTCTTACCAGCATCGAATCAAACGTGGTGGGCATATCCAGGCACGGTGACGCTCGCGCCAACGGCGACCAGCGTCGCGCCGATCATGTTGTTCGAGACGGCCAACACCGCGAACATGCACGTCCACGGTCTGACCTTCGACGGCGGCGGCCAGGACTTCGCGAACGGCGGCATTATCGCGCAGGCATATCGAGTGAGCGGCCTGACGCTTGATCAGGTGACGTTTCAGAACACGCGCGGGGTCGCGTTCAACGGCTCCGGTAACAACGACCTGACGGCACGGGGGTGCGTCTTCAATAATATTGGGAACCACTGGAAGACCACGGGGCTCGCGGCCGATCGCAAACAGGCGTTCAGCAATACCAACGGGGACAACGTGACCTGGGGGTTCAGGACCAAGGTCATCGATTGCCTGTTTTCCGACGTGGGTCTTGATTGCATCAATCTCGGTTTTATTCATGACGTTCAGATTATCGGCAACATCATGATGCAGGTTGTGTTGCAGCAAGACAGTGTTTCGTATCCGGATTATCCGTCGTCGGTGTTCGCTTATACCTGCACGGATGTCATGATCACGGGCAACACCATCAATAAAATGTCGGGCAACGGGTTCGACCTTCCTGGCGTCAGGAAAGTCGCCATCGCCGGCAACGCCATTCGGAATTGTTGGGCATCAGGCATCGCTTTGTTCGCCAACTCCGACACGACACCGCTCCCCGCCGAGGACATCGCGATCATCGGAAACGTCATCACGGACAATGGCGGCGGGATAGGCATTGGCATCAACGGTGTCACCACGCCGATCAAGAACATTCGGATCGCGAATAACGTCATCACCGATACGCGGACCTCGGGTAAGACGCAGCAGTGGGGTATTCAGTATCTTGGCTTGCCTCCGTCGGGAGTTTGGGTCGATCCATCTAATTTGCTGACGGGAAACGCCGCCGGAACGAATAGTGGATTGCCTCCCGCCGCCGTGACGGGCGCCAAGGCCGGCAACGCGGCGCTGGCGTCGCTGCTGACCACGCTGGCCGGGTTTGGTCTCATCACGGACAGCACGACATGATCGCATCCGTCGCCCTCGCCATCGGCGGCGCCGAGGTCACCACCCCCGGCTACACGCGGCGGCCCACGACGCTCGCCACCGCCGTCGATGGCGCCACGCTGTGCAACCTTGCCTCGATCCAGTGGCCGGTCGCCACCGCCTCCTGGGGCGTCATCGACACGGTGTTGCTCTATGATGCCGTGACCAGTGGCACGCTCATCGCCACCTTGCCGACCGTCACGCCGATCGAGATCCGCCAGTATGATATCGCCCGCATACCCGCTTCCGGCATCAGCATGGTGTTGACCCGGGCGGCCCGTGCCTTTGGGACGGGGAAATTCGGCACGTCGGTCTACGCCGCCAGGAAGGTTTACGGGCCAGCCATCGCGCATGGCGTGTTCGGCGCGCGTGGCCTCGGCGCCGCCGATGGCACGCCTGGGGTATTTAGCGAGCGCGGCTACGACATCCCGTTCCGTGGCGTGATGGCCATGGGCGCGTTCGGCCCCGAGGGCTACGGCGCGGCTGGTGGCGTGCCACTGGAGCGGGTATTCGATGACCAGCACGCCTGCGCGGCGGGGGGTTGGCTGTCGCCGGGCGACTGTTCCTCTGGCGTGTGGGCGCCGCCGCCCGACTGTCCCGCTGGTGCGTGGGCGAGGGCGGCATGAGCGAATACACCACGACGCCTAACCTTGGGTTGTACAAGCCGACGGTGAACGCCGATGAAGCGGCCTGGGGCGATCACCTGAACGCCAACGCCGATATCCTGGACGCGGCTGTCGGCACGGGCGGTGGCCCCTTCCTGCCGATCGCCGGCGGGGTGATGAGCGGGCCGATAACGCTGCCGGGCACCGCGACCTCGTCGCTTCACGCGGTGCCGTTGCAGCAGGTGGTGGCGATGACCGGCGGGCCTTATTTGCTGCTCGCCGGGGGCATCATGGCGGGCAACATCCAGCTCCCGTCGCTGAACAAAATCGCCGCCACTGATGGTGATGTTAAGTGGACGCTGGCTCATAACGGCTTCAACTCGACGAGGACCGACAAGAACATCACGAGCTTCAATGCTTACCCGGCCTATTTCCAGTACATCAACCAGTGCGCCAATTTCCCCGGACCTTTCAGCGGAAACTACCAGCAATACACCGCGCTCTACGCCCAGGGCTTTTCCGGTCCCACCGCGACCGGCAACACGGGCGCGCTGGCGCTGCTGATGTCCAGCTACGGCATGAGCCCATCCTCCAGTTACGACATTCCGCTGTCGATCGCGGTAGCGAAATACGGCCAGACATCGACCTGGGGCATCGTCATCGACAACCAGGACTTCACCGGGCGCGTTCCACAGTCGTTCGCGCAATGGAACGAGTATAATATCGAGGGCAACGGCTACGACATTCCGCCGCACGATCCGAATTACGGCAAACCGGCGGCGCGAAATCGCATCAATTCCCTGTTCGCGAATAAGCGCATGACGCAATCGCCATGGACGGCATCGAAAGCCGTGACAGCCAAGGCCACGACGCAGACCGGCGGCGGCCCGGCCTCGGTGATCGTCGTCACCGTCGCGACCGTTCAATACTGCTGGTATTGCGTGCAATCAGGCACGACCGGCGGCACGCAGCCGACATGGCCCGCACCGGTCGCGTTCGTCGCCACGATCAATGGTGGCGCGGGAACGATGGCGGTCACGTCGGTCGCCTCCGGCACGCTCGCCACGGGCATGTATGTCGTCCTCGGCGGCACGATCGCGACCATCCAGATCACCGGGCAGAGCAGCGGCCCGGCGGGCGGGGCGGGCAACTACACCGTGGCGGTAACGGGATCGGCCAGCATCACGACGGCGGTCGGATGCTACGCCGCGCCGCGCATCACCGATGGGACGGCCATCTGGACGTTCGGCGCGCATTACAATCTGTCGATCTCCACCGGCATCTTCTTCGGCGGCACGGGCGCGGCGATGGATGTCGTTG